CCGAACCTCGAGCGGACCATGCCGGCGATGGTCCACGACCCGCTCGATCCGGAGGACGTGGCCGACAAGCTCCACCAGTCGAAGACCGAGGACCACGCCCCCGACGCACTCCGCTACGGGCTCGCCTTCGAGGCGCAACCGGACGAGGGTCCGCAGGTTTCGGTCGGACTCAGCTGGGGATGACGGTGTCCGGCACGATTCAGGTGGAGATGTTTGGCGGTCCGCTCGACGGGCTGAGGATCAGCGTGCCGGAGTTTTCCGCCGAGCTCCGCTTCCCGGTGCTGGATGCCGACATCGGCTGCTGGGCGGTACCGCTCGAGTCGGACCCGAGCGAGCGACCGTTCCACGACATCACCTATTACCGCAGTCCAGACGACAGCCACCGCTTCGAGTGGCGGTACTTCAAGTGATGCCTCTGCGCGCGCTGCTGCTCGGGCTGGTGTTGTGGGCGCTGCTGTTCATCCTGGTGCTGCGGCTGAGCGGGAACGCGCAGTGACGCAGCTGGCCGGGGTCGGCCTGAAGACCATTGTCGACAATGGCCGCGAGCGCAAGACCGACGGGTTGTGGAAGCACCTGGGCATCGTCGACGCCGGCCAGTTTCGCGCCAGCGGCTACGTGGCGCCACTCAGTGGCGCGGGTGTCGAGATCGGCTGGTACGCACCAACGAGCCTTGGCTACGTCCAGAGCTTCAACCGCGACCTCAACAGCTACGCCGACCTGACGCTCCAGGGCAAGAACCTGAACCTCTTTGCGCAGGGGCCGACCGGCACCATCAACATCGCCGCGAACACGCTCACGATGACCAACGGGCTCATCACCACGCCAATGCTGGCAGCGAACGCGGTGCAGCAGGCAATCGGCAACTTCTTCAACGCACCGACCACCGCATCAGCGACGCTCAGCACCTGGGTGCCGTCCGCAATCAGCGTCGGGCCGATTGCATGCAGCGGGGCGCCCATCCGCATCGAGGTGGCGACGGCTGCTTGGCACACGGCTCCGAATTGGACCATCTTGCTCGGCGTCTCGGTGGACGGCAGCGTCGTCATGCCGTCGCGCCAGATCGCGGCCTCTGCGTCGATCAACATGCCAGTGCCGGTGGCGTGGGTGGACTACTACACCCCGTCTGCGGGAATGCACACCTTCACGGTGGTTTTCTACAACATGACCACCGGCACCGCGAACTGTGGACACACCTACGCCTACTCCACCATGTGGTTGACGGAGCAAAAACGATGAGCATGTACTCGGCGCCGCCGTCGAATTGGTTCAAGCCGTCGAGCGACACCGAGGCCATGGAGCGCGCGACGATGGAGCTCGCCCAGGACCTGAAGCGGCAGTTCTCCGACCGCGATGCGCTGTACCGCGACATCGACGCGGTGCTGTTTGGGGACCTGCCGGTGGAGATCCCGGAGGCGTACCGCAAAACCGCCGTCGAGGTCCGCTCGCCGCTGGCGCTGCATATCGCCACCACCGTGACAGCGGCACTGTCGGTGAACCCGCTCCAGACGGTGTTCAAGCCGATTGGATTCGGGGACGTCTACCAGCAAAACTCGACACTCCGCGAGAATTTCTTCGAGAGCTCGTGGCTGCGCCAGGAGCAGGAAGCGCGGCGCCAACTGCTGCGCCTGTTCATGTGGAGTATGGCGGTCAAAGGCGAGGGCATCCTGAAGACCGTCGAGCGCTGCCACACCGCGTGGGGCACGTACGACGAAAAGCAGAAACACCTGAAGAAGGAGCTCGACGCGGTAAAGGAATACGACCAGGACGCCAAAGACCGCATGTACGACCACGAGACGGAGGAGTACAAGCTGTCCCTGCCGTACCCGATCGCCACCACCGACGTACCGCCCGAAACCTTCTATTACACGAAGAATGAAAATGGCTATACGTCGATCGTCGAGATAAAGGAGCTCCCGTACCAGGAGGCGCTCGAGCGCTTCGGCGCGGGGCTGGACGGCAATGGGAATGTGGTGTCTCCGTCCAATTGGAGCGGATTGGACCCGCGCTCAGCCGAATTGGCCCGAGCGGAGTGGAGTTCGATCATGCGCGGCGGACATGGCGCGACGGTCTCGAGCGGCGCCGCGAGCACCATCCGCTGCGTCGAGGCGTGGGACTACCAGACCCAGGTGATCATGCTCAGCGGACCCGGCCAGCGGCATAAGAAGGGGAAGGACGGGGAGGCGACGTTGTGCCGCGTCATCCGCCACGGCTACGGCGATCCGGTGCTGCGCACGCTCAAGGGCCCGTACTTCCATGCCCTCGGAACGACCACCGCATCGCGCCTGCCGGCGCGCGCCGGACTGTCGATCCTGTTCGGCTTTCTGCGGTTGTTCCCGCTGCTCGACTCGCTGCTGACGATGGAGGGCCAGGCGGCGTACATGACCGCCTATCCGGCGTTCAAAAAGACGACACCCCCGGGCGTGCTGCCGGGCCTGCAGACGATGCCGTACGGCAACGACGGGCGCGAGCAGACCAACCAGCGGGTGGAGCCGGGCAAGGTCTTTCCGTTCGACATCAATCCGATTGACCAGCCGAAGTCGGGGGTGGACGCCGACAAGCTCATCGGCCAGCTGAAGGAGATGCTCGAGTGGGCGCTGCCGTCGGTCGTCCAGGGCGTGGTCGCCAGCGATCAGTCCGGCTACGCGCTCAACCAGGCGGCGTACCTGGCGCGGCTCGGCTGGGACCCGATCGTCTCCAACGCCGAGGTCGCCCTGGGCGAGCGGACCGGTTTCGAGTCGTGGCTGATCGAGCACAAAATTGGCGAGAAGGTCTACGCCTGGGGCGAGATCGAGGCCAAGAAGGGACGCAAGACGATCAGCGGCCAGTCGAAAGCGACGTGGCTGGGAGTCGGTCCGGACGAACTCAAAGGCGTGCATCGCTACGAGGCGAAGCTGTCGCCGTCCACGCCGTCGAATGAGATCGTCGAGACGCGCGCGATCGGCGAAAAGATGCAGCTGAAGCTGATCACCTACGAGGACGCCGTCGAGCGCGCCGGCGCCAATCCCGACGAGGTGGAGCGCAGCTGGCTGCTGCACGACATCAAGGGTTCACCCGAGATGCAGAGCGAGCTCAAGAACGCCATTTTCCAGCGGGTCGCCACGATCCGCTCGCAGCGCATGGCTGCCGCCGGGATGCCGAGCGCCGAGCAGATGGCGGGTGTCGGCTCGGCCGGTGTGCCCGGCGGCACTCCAGGCGCTCCGCCAGTGCCTGGTCCTGGTGGCATGCCGCCCAACCCGGTGCCTTCACCGGGCCAGGGTCTGCCCATCGCTCCTCCGCCTCCAGGGGGTGGCGGACCAGGTGGCATGCCGCCAGGTGGCATTCCCGGTAACCCCGTTGTTCCCGGTCCGCCCGGTAATGCACTTCCGCTGCCAGGTGGAGGCCGCTAATGCCCGGTCAGCCGAACATGATGGACGGCATCGCGGACGACATCGCGGTGTGGCTGGACAAAACCGCCGACGAGGTCGCCACCGGACTGGCGCCAGGGCGTGCGCCGTTTTCCGCGAACATCACCGAGGACCAGAAGCTCCAGTTCTACAAGGACCGCCTGTTCAATCCGGACGGTTCTCCGAACGCGGCGGGACGGAACGCAGAGATTGCGCGGCTCGGCGCCGAGGGCTTCGGCCACGTCCTGCAGGCGGTGGTGCGCCGCTGGCCGGATCTGAAACCACCCGAAGAAGACTTCTCAATTCCCGAGGAGTGGCCCCGCGCTGCTCCTGGACCACCCGCTGGAGCGATGCCACCAGGGCCTCCAGTTCCAGCTGGAGCACCGCCAGGCGCACCAGTCGGGCCTCCACCCGGTCCGCCAGGTCCTCCAGGTCCGATGCCGATGCCGCCACGTCCCCCCATGATGCCACCGATCGCCGCGAGGTAATCCATGTCTGCGAACTACACCGACATTGCCGCGTATCAGGCGCTCACCCAGCGACTCCAGCAGGCGGCGCAGGCGGCCTACAACACCTCGATGGCCGCCAACTCCGGCGAGCAGACGGCCCTCGAGCGCGCGAAGTTCGCCTGGCAGCAGGAGCTCGACCGCGCCAACCAGACTGGCATGTGGAACGGCCAGTGGAACAACCCACAGGAGCAGTGGTTCACCAGCCAGTTCGGACAGTGGTTCGGACCCGGTGGTGCGCCAACCGCCGGCCAGGAGACGCTCTCCGCCAACCAGCAGCGCTACAACCAGGCGTACCAGAACAGCGCGATGTTCGGGCAGTACTACGCCCCCGGCAGCGCGCCCGACGCCGGCGCCCAAACGCTCGAGGCGCAGAAGCAGTTCCAGGACCAGCAGAATTGGCTGGCCTCGACGTACGGCGGCTACTACGGCGCGGGCCAGACGCCGCAGGCCGGCCAGCAGACGCTCGCCCAGCAGAACCAGCAGTTCCAGCAGGGCTTCAACGTCTGGTCCGAGCAGGCCAAGCAGCAGCAGGCGCAACAGCAGACCGCGCAGGGCTACCTCCAGCTGCTGTCCCAGCTGCGCGGGCCGGCGGACTACGCCAAATACATGCAGGTCCTGGGCTCCACGCCAGGCGGCATGGCCGACCTGGTGAACGCGGCGATGGGCCAGTACGTGCCTGGCGGCGGAGCGACCACCGGCATGCAGCCGACGCCGGTGTCGCTCCAGAGCATGCAGCAGCAGGTCGCCGGCTACGGCACCGGCGGCCAGGGCGGCTACACCCAGGTCGGCGCGGCGCCCACGCCGTACGGTCAGCAGCCCGGCCAGGCGCAGTGGGACCCGAGCCAGTCGCAGGCGTATCAGGCGAGCGGTGGCGGCACCAACATGTACGGCGCACAGCAGCAGCCACAGCAGCCGCAGCAGCCGCAGAACCTGTTCGGCAACCTGCCCGCGCCGAACCAGGTCGCCATGCAGTCGTGGAACAACATGACCCCGTCGCAGCAGCAGATGCTGCTGGGTGGCTGGGAGTCGCAGGGCTACGACAAGAACGACGTGACCGCGCTGCAGAACCAGTCGCTGCCGAAGTACGCCCAAAACACGCCCACGGCGGGCACCTGGCGGTTGAACCAGGCGTGATGCCATGACGATGCTGCCCGAGGTCGATCAGCAGTCGTACGACGACTACGAGCGTCAGCGGCTGCAGGAGGACATGCAGCGCCAGCAGGCGCAGTTCTCGCTGCAGAGCGTGATGAACGAGAAGATCGCCGGCCTGCAGGGGCTGGTTGGCGGCGCGGTGTCGGCGTTCCAGAACGTCGGCAAGCCGCCCGAGCCGAAGCCGCAGCCGAATCCGGGGAGTGTCAGCTTCGAGCAGCTGCAGCAGTGGCAGAACACGCCGGAGCCCGAGGCAACGGCGGCGCCGCCGACCAGCGCGCCGCCGCCGCGCCCGGACTCCGTCAGCTTCGCACAACTCCAGCAGTGGCAGAATGAACCGACGCCGCCGCCGTCTGCTCCTCCTCTTGCCGCCGCTTCTGGAAGAGTTTCTCCTTCGGCGGCGGCGCCACTCCCCGCCCCTGGCGACTCGGTCAGCTTCGAGCAGCTGCAGGAGTGGCAGCGCAATCCGCCGCCAGCTGTAGCGCCGACACCCTCGCGGAGCTCGCTCGACGCCTCGCCCCAGGGCGACCAGGCCGACTACATCCGCCAGGCGGCGGCGCGGCGCGGCATCGACCCCGACCAGGCGGTGACGGTCGCCGCCCACGAGGGCCTCAACACCTATGTGGGCGACAACGGCTCGAGCTTCGGCCCGTTCCAGCT